TCGTTTCATGACGGCGTTATCAATACCTACTTTTTTTAAGTGCAGATCAAGGTCGTCTACTGCGTTAAATATCTCATCCTGAAGGTCTTTTGGAAATGAATCAAAATCAGCTTGACGACCCATCTCAGCAATCAAACCTTGAGGTGTTGAATCTTTATTCATTAAATCCATATCAAATGACTTGCTTGGCTTTTTTCCTAGCAACGGGAGCATGTTAGCCCCGCCCTCCATTCCTCGGAATTCGGCATAATCACTAGCCAGACTTTTTTCAGGTGATGACCAATTAATTGGCTGGTTAAAGGCATTAAAGTCTTTATTGGTTCCATGATAAAGCGTAGCGCCCGTATCAAACCCCATCTCTTCAGCACGCTTCATCCGCGCAGCCGCTCGCATATCTAAAGCTTTATCTACAGCCTGCTTAACCTTAGATAACTTACCCATTAACCAAGTCCATCAAGCCCAGCTGTACCGCTTGGTTCTCGATCTCTTGCGCCTTACCGTCTTGAACATCTTTATAAGCTTTAGCCTCTTTAGATTCAATCTCGGCTTCTGCATCTCGTTTCTGAAGGTCTGCCGCTTCCTGATCTTGAGCAGCTTGCTGTTCTTGTGCCTGCTCGTCACCCTTCAGCTTATCCAGTATCTGGCGCTTATTGGGTACTGACGGCATAAGATCTAACATGACATCAAGCGGTATAGGCTGGCCAGATGTTCTAGCGCCCTCCATGACCGTTGCAAATATCTCATGCTGTAAATTAATGTAATTCGGCGCTTCGTCTAGGATGATATCCATGTCGAGCTCTTTAACATTATTTCGAACTTCAACCACTTGATTCATGCGAGGGTCTTGCAACATCTCAGGCGGTATTTCTTCACCGGTTTCTTCTGCGTGCTCTTGCATTAACTGGCCTAAAGTGACTGGTTGATTCAGCCCTACAAATTCAGCGGCGTCTTCCTCATCCGTCACTCTCACCCATTTTTCTTCATCCCAAAACTGTTTCATTCTGCACCACATCTGGCGATAGATGCGCTTCTTCCAGCTTCGGTGACGGTCAAATACTCGACCTATTTTTACTAACTGATCTTGCTGCTCTAATTCTCGTGAGCGACCCGATGCTGAAGCACTCAAGGAAGCATCTATAGATAAATCATCTATCTCAGACTTAGCCTCTTGCATCATTTGCAAGTGAGCAACTAACTCAGACGTTTGATCAACAACTTGAAATCTACCGTCAACCAAAGCGCCCGGCGTCAATTCAATATGACCATCAGGCTTAGCCTTTTCAGTCTTCATTGTGTTGACGTTTTCTACAGCACCTTTCTCGCCCATTGTCTGATTGACGTTGAGTATGTGTAGTGCTTTAGAGCCGCGCTTATTCACTTCGTCTTGCGGGTCTTTCATAGCCTCAACTAGGCCGTAACGATCACCATGGCGACTTGTGAATGAGCTTTCAATCTCGATAGGATTCGTCGGCTCACCTTTATCATCCAAGTAAGGAGAAGCCTTTTTACTTAAAATGCAGGCTTGGCAAAAGAAGACCTCCTGCCACACATCCTTTTCTAAGTAATACTCCTGATTAACCATCATTCGATTACGCTTAAAATTCACCCATCGAATATTGTCGGGCTTATCATCAAAATCTGTATGCCTAGAGCTAGACTGCATATGCTCTTGTATATCGTCAGCCTTATCCGGCCAGCGGCGCTTAATATCCTCTACGTCCATCCATGCGACAATCCCAGTGTACTTACTGTCTGAGTAGTTGTTTTTGCGAGAATGAACATCCCAATACAGTCGATCAGGATTAATAATCGTTAGCTCTATTTCTAGCGTCTTAGGATTAACTTCAACAATGCCGCCGCCATAGCCTTCCACAATCTGAAACTCAAACTGCTCCGATCAATGCTCATCAAGATCAACGTTATCAGCAACAAAGCGAAGCCCCTTGGTGATTGCTTCTGCGCCCTCTTCATCCTCTGGTGTGCGAGGATAAGCTTTAGGGTCGGATCGTAATTGAGTCTCAGCACCTAATACTTTTAATATTGCACGCTGAATCATGTTACGAACAATCGGCGGCTGCTTACGCTTCAATAACGCACTGTATTCCTCTGGCGTTAATTGAGCACCATCAAAATAATCTCTTGAGCGCGCTGAATCTTTTAATGTTGTTGTTGCATTGTCCGCGAACTCATCAAAATGATCCGTGAACGTTTTTACGCTGTTTTCCACGAATCTTCCTCGTCATCAAATTCATACGGATCGGCTGGTTCTTTTTTATCTTTCAATGGTTCTGTCTCGCCAATAATTTCATCTAACACTAGCCCCATTAATGCGCACACATCTACCGCGTCATCATGTTTGCCCGCTGGGAATGCACATAGTTGATTAATTAATCTATCTCCCCAATCAGTGAGTGGGATATAGACTTTACCGCTTGCTGCTCTTGCTCTGAATGATTGAGCCATAGCTGCTTTGTTAGCTGTTCTTGCTACCCAAACGAAGTAGCCATAAATCTTTCGTTCTGCTGAGCGCTTTTTTAAGATAGGCTCTATTGCTTTCTTGATCACACCCTTCTCACCATAAACTGCGAGCGGGCTATGCTCTTTTGTCATGTCGAGCAACTTCTCAATCCAGACATCAGAAGATGATTGATCGTAATACCAGTCGAACGGATAAAGGTTGTCACCAGCATCAACACCAAAAGCGCCAAACTCTGTGAAGTCACCCTCGCCATCACTCACTGCATAGTCGGTAGATATATAATTCTGCGTGTCAGGCTTATCTTTTAAGTGATAACGCTTGAACCAGTCGCGCTTAAAGAAAATACCCTCATCAGGCGTTGGGTTTTGCTGATAAAGGCTTTCCCACTCACGAGGTGATTTCCTCGTTAATGTTTTCTTGATCTTCTCAAGCCGAGCTATGGAATATTTAGCAGGCCATAACGCCTCGCCACTTTCATTGATCGCTGGCAGTGATAAAACATCCCACTGATCCGCCCCAGCCTCCATATCAGCCAATAAACGGCCCGCCAAGTCATCCTCATGCCAGCGTGTTTGAATCAGTACTACAGCGCCCTCAAACGGCTTAACTAATCCCTCGTTAATGGTTTGTATTGGGTTGCGCCATAACTCATCAGGATCTTCATCTGTAACCGTTCCTTCTAATCGAGTGTAAGCGGTTGATAAATACCACTTGTACGCTTTCTCTCTCATTAGCTCTGAGTCTGCGCTTTCTCGATCTTTAAAAGGATCGTCAATCAGCAAGATGTGAGCACCACGACCAGTGATCGCCGTACCAACACCGGCAGCGACATAGCCGCCTTTTTTATTGGTATGCCAACGTCCTGCCGCTTTACTGTCCTGCGCTAACTCCGTGCTAAACAAATTGCTATAAGTATGATCACTTACAATGTTTCTAACGTCACGACCAAAATCTCCCGCTAACTCACTACCGTAAGATGCACCAATAATCGACTTATCAGGATGATTACCTAAAAACCACGCTGGGAATCGCCTCGATGCCAACTCAGACTTACCATGTCTTGGCGGCATAAATATCATTAGTCGCTGTATCTCACCACTCGCAACCTTTTCAAGCTTCTCCGCTATCTGGAAGTGATGGTCAGCAGGTATGTACTTATTCTCTGTGTAGCGAGCAAAATCGATAAGGCCAGTGCGTGCACGTCGTCGCTTAAGTAGTTCCTTCGCCGCTGCCTGCTGCGATACGTTCGAGCTCTGCGTCTGACATGCCGGTTGCGTCACGATGATTTAGATTCCCCTCTACGTTTATTTTGTCCCCGTATTTCTTAGGAAGGATTTTCGATAAGTACCACTTTCTCGTATCAACCCTTAACTTAGAGCGCTGTACATGCTCGCCGTTTAATTGATAGCTTGAAGCTTTACCGTCCTTATCTAGCTTTTCCATCCAATCATTCGTGCCGTCATCAGCAATTTCAAACATATCTTCCGCAATAGCTTCAGCGCCTAACTGTTTCGCCCGCGTGTATTGGTCCAGAAAGCTCTTGTTAGTATTCAACCAGCTAAAGAATGTAGCCTTAGAAGGCATATCTTCATCCCGACAGATACTGTTCACTGACTCGCCTTCGGAGATGCGAATACACATCACAACAGCTAAGTCATCGCTGTAAATTGAAGGCCTACCATTCATTAGTTATAACCCCCTGATGAGTCGCTATCTATTGTGCGTAAATCAATTGTCTTGATGCGATTAACGCCGTCTGCTTGAGTAGCAACAACTTTTATCGTGTTATGCCTGCTTGAGCTTCTTAGTGTCGCTTGAGTGATATTGCTAGCCAGCGATGGATTAGTGATGGTTGCGCCATTGCTAGACCAAGTGACTGAGCTAATGCTGGAGCCTCGGTCTACCATGAGTCGTGTGAAGTTGATTTGATATATGATTGATTCGTTATCTCGCTGAGAAAATGACTCACTGAATGAGTTGTACTCTCTGTCGTGTATTATTCTCATGCAAAGCCCCTCGTCAGCACTGCCCGTCCCACCAACAGCTGCTAGTGATGCGTTACTGAGTAAATCTGTGAATGTACCTGCTACTTGTTGTAAGCCAGACGCATTAAGCGATGTCGGATCAAGTGTTATACCCAACAGACCAATAGGGTCAATAGCGCCTTGCGCAGCAAGTAATGTATCGTCTAGCGTTGCAGTTAATGTGCCTTCCGCACCTGCGCTTATCGATGTACCTGAAGCCGCTAACGTAACGTCATCTAACGCCGTAGACATCGTGCCAATAAATGACAGTAAGCCCGCTGCTGATTGGGTTGTATCGTCTAACGTCTGGCTTAAACTGCCTGTAAACGCTAGTGAGCCTGCTGCGTTAAGCGTGGCATCTGACAGTGTTGCGGTTAGTGTGCCGGTGTAAACCGCACTACCTGTCGCTGCCAGTGTTGAATCATCTAATGTTGATGAAAGCGTTCCAGTACTGCTAGTAACCGTATTGCCTGCTGCTACAAGCGTTGCTGGTCCTAGTGTTGATGCGAAATCATTAGAGCTTGCATCTGCAAACGCTGCATAAGCACCCGAAGACCACGGATTGCCAAACGTAACGCCAACCCTATCTGTAGAGAATGGGTAATCAGGATCTGACGATAAGTCTGCTCCTTGCCCCGTGGCCCCTGTGTCTGATGACGCTAAACTAAAATCATCGTTAGCAGCATCAGTATATGTAACTGTTTTGTTTCTATATGCCGTATCTGGACTCGTCGCATCACTAGATACATTGTTAGATGTTGTTACTGTCGTGTGATCTAAGTTGAGATCATAATCTTGTGTACCAGAGTCAGTACCAAGATTGTTTTTCATAATTAAATGGGTACAACCACGCGTCTCATAATTTCTAGCGTTACCGTAGAGCGTATTGTTATACAGTTTTACAGTGATATTTGACCATGATGCGTCTAATCCAACCGTTGCACCCGCGCCAACCGAGCGCGCAATAATTGTTGTACTGTTTGCGGGCTGATTACCGATGTTATAAATATTATTATTGCTTTGTACGTTTGCAATCCCGACACATCGATCAACAATTAAATCACCGCCGGTAAATGAAAATACGAACGGCTGAAACGCACTCGTTGTTGTGTTTTCAACCCACAAATTGTCTAGCTTGACGTTCGCTACTTGCACATAAAACACAGCCGTCCAACTTGCTGCAACGAGAATCTTCATCGACGAATCAGACGCACGCTCCATCGTTAAATCATACGTTGCCGATGTTGTCCAGCCCGCCGTCGAGCTTAATGTAAACGCGGATGTTACGTCCGTATCGCCATTTAGTATTAGCTTATGAGTATCGCCCGCAGTGACCAGATTGGTCGCCTCGGCTGTCTGCCATGCTGCCAGTGTTGCATAAGCAGCATTAGCGCCAGTGAGCGCATCAGTTGTACCATCACCACCAACGGAGTCGGCATTAAAATACCTTATAACGCTGGCCACAACGTACCCTTATGGATTGCCGTCGGTAATTACAAACGATGTTATCGCCTGCTCTGTCCCCGCAACAATGTCTGCTGTAACTAATATTAAATCTGTACCGGACTCGCCAGCACTAAAATCCATAATAAAATTGTCGTCAGAATCTACAGCACGCCCCCATGTCGCCGTACCCGTAGCGTTAGCTGATGAATCCGCTGTAATAGAGCTGGCCGTCAAAACACCAGCACTAGCTGCCGGAAAAGATGGGTCTGAAAATGTTGTTTCAAATAATAACGTTGTCGCTGTGCCGCCTGTGGCTGGCCGAGTGCCATCATAAACCCTGATCTTGCCCGCACCCGTACCTGCATCAACAGCAGTTTTTATTTCATCGAGTCTGGCGTTACGCAAGCTCGCCGGAAAACCTATAGCCATGAGAAAACACCTCTTTTTCGTTCTGGATTATTTTTATTTTTCCACTTCTGCGCCTTCTTCTTAGCCGCTTCAATATTTTTTTCAACGCCTGATTTCTCTGCAACCACTTCACTCGATGGGACTTTCATCCATAGCACCGACCAGCGGACGCGCAAATCTCGCTTATTCGCTTTCATTGCGATCAATTGATTCATCTCAACCTCTTCGCCGTTAAGTAACGCAAACTCCTCGTATTGCGCCTCTGCATAAAACATAGCCATTAGTCTCTACTCACTGTGATTGTTAAGTTAGTCGCTGGAGAGGGCGCTGAAAACAATGCGGGAATCACGAACGACTCGGTGACAGGTGTCGATACTAAAACCTCATCACCGCCATCGGTTGCTCTCACTCTAACAGAGCAGCTTTGCTCTCCAGATTCTGTGAGTCTGCTGTAGCTGAACGTGTGGTGAGTAGTTGTCACGGTTGCTGTCTTGCCATTCGTGCTGTCAGTGCAATAAATTTCGTAGTGAACTATTTCGCTGGCTGTCAATACTGAACCGTCTGTACGCGTTGTCGGTGC